AAATAAAACACTTGCTTCCGCACAAAATATGGCAAGTAATTTTGGTAATGAAATTCTTGGTAAAATCAATAGTGGTTTGGGTCAAGTTAATTCTGCAACAAATGGTGCATTGAGTGGAATAACATCTGCACTTAGTAGCGCTGCTGGTGGTGCAGTAAGTAGTATTAATAATCTATTTGCTCAAGCACATGTGTCTTTTGGTGGTGCTCAAGCTCAAACCCAAGCAGTAATTGATACATCTATTAAAAAGATTACAAACAAATCTTTGTTGCAAACAACTAAGTTGACAACTGACGCTGTTGCATTGTATATGCCAGACACTTTAAATTACAGTTATCAACAAGCATTTGACCAATTAAATTTAGGTGGTGAAATGTTAGGTCAAGTTGCTGCAGCTGCACAATCAGCAGCCGATGAATACAAAACCGAGGGTGGTTCTGCAGCTGCCGCTTCTCTTGCAAAATCTGGTGCAAATGTTTTAGGTAAAAAACTTGCAGATACTTTGGGTAAGATTTCTGGAAGTCCAGAAGCCGCAAAAATTGGATTTACTGCTGTTACTGGTAAAGTTCAAAATCCAATGCTTGAAATGATTTACAAGTCACCAAACTTTAGAACATTTCAATTTGATTTTACTTTTTATCCTAGAGATGAAAAAGAAGCGTTAGAAGCACAAAGAATTATTGAAAGATTAAGATTTCATCAAGCACCAGAATTGATACAAGATGCACAAGGATTTTTAGTTCCACCATCAGAGTTTGATATTAAATTTTATTATGCTGGTGCTCAAAATCCAAACATTCCACCAATCTCTACTTGTGTATTAACTTCAATGGATGTTAATTATGCACCGAATGGATTTACCGCTTATGAAGTTCCAGGCGAAAATGTTCCTTCTTTGGGTAGAACAGGTATGCCAGTTGCGATTCAAGTAACACTTCAATTCCAAGAAACTACATATCTTACAAAAGCAGATTTTAGAAATGATAGAAGTTCTGGTACTCAAGCTAAGGTATAATAATGGCAAAATTTTTTAATTACTTTCCAAAAACACTATACTCTGCAAACAATACTACAAGTGGATTAGATACTGTAACTAACATCATTGCAAGATTTGGTTTTGAATCTAAACTTAAAGAAAATACTTCTGCTTTCTATGAGTATAATATACAAGAATCTGATACACCAGAAATAATTGCTGGAAAATATTATGGTAATCCAGAAAGACATTGGATTGTTTTATTGTTTAATGATATCATTGACCCACAATTTGATTGGCCAATGCCATATAAAACATTCATTGATTTTGTTGATGCAAAATATACTGCAAATGGTGCTGCCAATACAACAGTTCAAACTGGACTTGCTTGGTCGATGAGTACAAATAATGTCAAATCTTATTATAAAATTATCAAAAGAGTTACCTCTGATACAACACCTCAGGGAACAACAATAGAAGAAAAAATTGAAGTTGATGCTAACACTTATGCGAATGTAACAACATCTTCAACAACATATACACTTGCCGATGGTACAACAACAGTTCAAACAATAACAAAAGAAAAACAAACATACTATGATTATGAAATGGAAACTAATGAAGACAAAAGAACAATTAAGTTATTGAAAAAAGATTTTGTTCCAGATGTTGAAAAAGAATTTAAACGAGTAATTAAATTATGACATTTGAAGTAAAAAAGTCAACGCAGTTTTCGATTAATGAATTGGCTATTGTAACTAAAAATGGAAACATTGACATATCAAATATCTTTGAAGAGTTGAATATTTTTGATTCTTTATTTTTGCCCGTAATGAATGGTAAAATACTAATTAAAGATGCTCAAGGTCTTTCTGGTAAATTATTCTTTGATGGTTCAGAATCAATATTGATTGACATTTCAAAAGACCCAAATTCAGATGTTGCAAACTTTAAAAAGGCATTTAGAATTATAAGACAATCTGATAGAAAAGCAGAAGGCTCTTCTGGTGAAATGTATGTCTTACATTTTGTTTCTGATGAATTGACTTACTCTGATAGACAAAAAATTAATCAAAATTATAGTGGCACTTATTCATATGCCGTGCAAAAGATAATGGAAAATTATTTAAAAGTACCAACTGGTGAGACAGGCGGTGTTTATGAAAACTCATGTGGTATTAGAGATTTTCCAATTCCAAATTTAAGACCATTAGAGGCAATTGAATGGATTGCAAAGAGAGCTGTTGATATTAATCAAGCGCCAAACTTTATGTTTTTTCAAAATATTGTTGGGTACAACTTTGCATCACTATCAACTTTATTAACACAAGAAGATTTATTAGATATTAAGTTTGAACCAAAAAATACAAAACAAGGTAATCCATTTAGTGAAATTAGTAGTGCAAGAGCATTTGAAGTTGTTTCTCAATCAGACAGTTTCAAAAAACAAAGAGATGGTGTAAACGCTGGTCAATTTTTAGGTTTTGACCCAATCACTAGAGAAATTGCAAAGAAAGAAATTAGTTTTGGTGATGTTTATACAACAATGAAAAATGCTAATGAAAATCCAGACTTCTCAGAAATTTTTGATAGAGATGGTAAACCAAATACGCAAGCATTTGATTCTAAAAAATCAGTAAGTATTTTTGGTGCAGCTCAAAAGTTAAGTAGTTACATTAAGAAAAATGACCCAACATCAGTTTCAAAAGTTGATAACATTGAAGATTATTTGTTTCAAAGAAAATCAATCATTTCAAATTTAATGGCTAAAAGATTAAAGATTGCAATGCCAGGAAACTTTCAATTAACTTCCGGATTCAATGTGAATGTAATGGCACCGTCTCAAGGCATCAAAGAAGATGGTGATGACAATGATGATCCAAGTGTTAGTGGTAAATATTTAATTGTAGCAACAAGGCACATTATTGGATTTGATAAACATGAAACTGTTATTGAAGTTGCATCTACTTCTACAAATAACGAATTCATACCTTCAAGCAATCCAGAACAAACTAACGCAATTTTAGCATACACATAATATGTCAACGACTGAAGAAACAAAAGACTTTGCTGGAAAAAATGGTTTTATCTGGTGGGTTGGAATAATAGAAGATAGAAATGATCCACTAAAGATGGGTCGTTTGAAAGTTCGAGCAGTTGGTTGGCATCCAGATGATAAGATGAATTTGCCAACTAGTGATTTGCCTTGGGCAACACCTATGCTTCCAACTAACAACATTAATGTATATGCACCAAAAGAAGGTGATATGGCTGTTGGTTTCTTCTCTGATGGTGAAAATGCACAAGAACCAATTGTTATGGGAATACTTCCAGGTATTGCATTGAAACCCGCTGATGGTCAAAAAGCATTTTCAGACCCTAGAAATGGCGATGCTTTAAAAACTTCTCCTAGAACACCAAAATCTAAAACTTATAATACAGATGGCACTGGTATTTCAATTGAAGAAAAACCACAAGCAGATTCTTATCCTAAATTTTTAGATGAACCATCAACATCAAGAATTGCAAGAAATGACATTGAAACTATTTCAAAAACATTTATGCAAGAAAGATTTGATAATGTAGTTAAAAATGTTCCTACTGTATCTTCAACTTGGAATGAACCAGAAACTTCTTATGACACAAAGTATCCATACAACAATGTTATGGATACAGAATCAGGACATTTATTAGAATTTGATGATACTCCAGGTGCAGAAAGAGTTCATATTGCCCATAGAAATGGTAGTTTTATTGAGTGGTTTCCAGATGGTAGTAGAGTAGAGAAAATCACTAAAGATAACTATTCTATTGTAATGAAAGATAACAATGTTTACATTATGGGTAAATGCAACATTACTGTGCAAGGCAATGCAGAATTAAATGTTGAAGGAAACTTTGATATGAAAGTTGGTGGAACTTGCAATATTCGTTCTGGTGGAACTATGAAACTTAACGCACCATTAATAGATTTAAACGATGGTACAAATGGTGCCGCTCGTATTGGTGATACTGCTGATACCGGAGATGATGGAACTGGTAGCCACTATGATACTAATAGTCCTGGAACTAATGTAATTGAAACCGGTTCTTCAACAGTCGTTATTGGCGGATGAGATAAATAGAACATGGCTCAAGTAGATATACAATCATCCCGTGGTTTTAAAGATTTGGATTTGAATTTTACCATTCATCCAGTTCGTAAAGATATCAATACTCACAAAAATGAGTATGCTATCATCAATTCAGTTAAAAATTTGATTCTTACCAATCATTACGAAAGACCATTTAGACCACAAATTGGCAGTAGTATTCGCAGACTTTTGTTTGAGAATATTGACACAATCATAGCAGCACAATTGGAAAGAGCAGTTGTAGAAACGATTGAGAACTTTGAACCAAGGGCAAAGGTAAATCAAATCAATGCAATTGCAGATCCAGACAATAATGGGTATAAACTAAGAC